CGCCCAAGGCGATTTACTTTTATCTACAACAGCTAATGCAATCGTAGCCCTTGGTAAAGACACGAACGCTACCAGATACCTATCTAACACGGGAACAAATAATAACGCGGCCTGGGCGCAGGTAGCATTAGACACGGGCGTATCGGGAACATTGCCTATTGCTAATGGAGGAGCAAACACCGACGGAGCAAGTTACACTACCGATGGTGTTTTATATTATGATGGAACCGGATTCGCAACTACAACAGCGGGAACATCTACTTATGTGCTTACCTCGAATGGTGCGGGTGTAGCCCCAACATTCCAAAATCTTTCAGGAGCAGTCTCTTCCGTATCAGGTACGACAAATCAGATAACAGTTAGCCCTACAACGGGAGCGGCTGTCGTTTCATTAGTCGCCAGCCCAACAGTTACAGGTACTTGGACTTCTAGCGCGGGAAATTTGGCACTTCCAACAACTTCCAGTACGGCGGGACAGATAACGATAAACAGTGTTTCCGTATTACATGCTTATGGTGCAAACAACATATTCGTGGGCGGTGCGGGCAATTTTACCTTTAATACCGGTAAAAATTATGAAAACGTGGGAATTGGAGTAGGCGCTTTAAGCTCGCTTGTGGGTACAGCCGGAAATCAAGGTATAAGAAACACAATATGCGGTTTTGGATCGGCTCGAAATTTAACCCAAGGTTACAGCAATTGTTTCTACGGTTATCAATCCGGAGTTAATCTGACGACCGGTATACATAATTGTCTATTTGGCGTTAATTCGGGTGATGCCTATACGACAAGTGAATCTGAAAATATAATTATCGGTGGCTCGGCGGGTATTATTGGTGAATCAAACGTCCTTCGTATCGGCGATGGGACGGGTACAGGTTCGGGACAACTTAATGCCGCATATATTTGTGGTATTCGAGGTATCACCGTAACAGGTACGGCAGTCTTAATTTCTGCTTCCGATCAACTCGGCATAGCGGTTTCATCAAGAAAATACAAAAAAGATATAGTCGACATGTCTGACAAGAGCGAGATCATCTCCAAACTCAGACCGGTAGAATTCAGGTACAAAGATGAGAAGCAATCATCGCAACTTAATTATGGGCTTATAGCCGAAGAAGTTGAGAAAGTTTGGCCCGAAATGGTTGCTTACGATAAAGACGGCAATATCAGCACGCTTTACTATCAGTTTTTAGCTCCTATATTGCTTAAAGAAGTACAGCGTCAAAATAAGGTCATTGATAATCTTATGTCTAGATTAGAAAGATTGGAGGCAGCATGCCTAAAAAATTAACTGGTCGGCCAAGTTTAGCTTATCAAGGGGTAGAAGCCGTACAACCGCCTAATATAACTATTTCTAAAAATGCTCCAACAACCAGCGATTACAATGAATTTAACGAAGGCGATTTCTGGATGGTCAAATTAGATACCAATCCCGCTTCGCTCAATCAACTTTGGTATCTGGCCAAAAAGACGGGAACTAGTCTAGGGCCTGTGGCTGTGTGGAAGCAACTTTATCCAACGTCTAATACAGGTCTTTTGGGTGTAGTGGCAGGTGCGGGCATATCAGTAAATACTATCGCGGGAATCGCAACAATTACAAATACTGCTATCGGTGGCGTAATTTCTGTTTCAGGAACTGTCGATCAAATAGCAGTAAGTCCTACAACGGGAAATACTGTAGTCGCTTTAGTCACCAGTCCAACTGTCGCGGGTAATTGGATCACAACGGGCGGAAATTTTGTGATGCCTGATACGACAGCACTTCAAGGTCAGATCCTTCAAGGCTCAGGTGTTATGTCTACTCCTGTATTTCATACTTACGGGACATTAAATACTTTCGTGGGCTCTAATTGTGGAAATTTCACCCTAGACGCCACTTTAACCGAAGGAAATACGGCGGTTGGAGTAAATGCCCTTTCTAGTATTGGTGGCCCTGTAGGAGGCAAGTATGCTCAATTTAACACATGTCTTGGATTATATGCCGGCGGATCGATAACCGTCGGCCAAAAAAATATTTGTATCGGTTATGGGACGGCCTGGAATTCTCCTCAAGCTTTAACGGGTTCATATAACGTCCTAGTGGGTACTTTCAATGCTGACCACTGGGTGGGTGGAGAATTTAATAATATTTATATCGGCCATTCAGTCGAGGGTTTCGCCCATGAGACCAGATGTCTCAGAATTGGTAATTCAAGTTACGGAGGGCCTCCAGGTAATGCCGGCGATTTGGATACGGCGTTTATTTGTGGTATTCGAGGTAGAACGACAGGTAATGCCGATGCGGTTTCGGTTTTAATAGATTCAGCAAATCAACTTGGGACGGTTTCATCATCAAAAAGATATAAAGAAAATATTAAAGATATGTCCGATATGACTAAAATCATATCTAGACTAAGACCTGTTGAGTTTAACTATAAAAAGCACACTGCTATCGACAAGCAGTACGGGCTAATAGCAGAAGAAGTTGAACATATATGGCCTGAGATGATGGTATATGACGCACAGGGTAATCCTGATACGTTAAAATATCAATTTCTTGCACCCGTGCTTTTGAAAATAGTTCAAGACTTAATAAAGCGAATAGAATTTCTAGAAAATAAATCTATTTAAATTCATTATTCTCTCCAAAGTCGCTCGTATCATTCGATATGGGCGGCTTTTCTTTTATCATTCTAATAGCAATCGTAATCTCGGGATAAGTTGGAAGCTCTTCATCCAAGTCCGTCGATTCTTTAAAATCATCCATTTCTTTCAAGTCAGCTTCTTTCTGATCCTCGGGGAGATGGATATAGAGATCCGTCTCCTGTCTGGCGCACGACGTTGCCCCTAGAAGAACGAAAATTAATGCGGTAGTGTATTTAGCCAAGGCTTTCATAATCTATTCCCCTATCTAATTTTTTGAGACATTCCATCCTGAAGGCTTCTTGTAGCATCTCATTTTTAAAAACCATCTCTAGAAAATCCCCCATGGCCATCCATGAGGGTGTTTGTTCATCCAGACTAGACTGGATATAATAAGGCGATTTTTTATCTGATTCCATTACCTGGCAAAGTGTACCATAAGGCGCCATGTCATATTTACTTGGGGGAGTGTATCGTATTAGAATCTCCATTTCTTTCTCCTTTAAGGGTGCATCTTTCAAGTAACTTATCGTATTCTATATCCGTTTCTATAAAGTCAACTCTATCGCGAAGGTCTTCCACTATTTTATCGAGTTCGGCGAGTCTTCTTGTCCACAAAAACTTAAAGACTAACCAGCATCCGGAAAAAGATCCAATGCATGGCGCTACTAAATGTTTTAATATTCCATAAATCATTTTACTCCCAATCGTGCATTTTTAATTTCGCGAATCCGTTGCGCCGATACTTGAAATTTACTTTTAGGCATATCGGCTAATGCTTGTAATTTTAACCCGTCTAAAACCATTTGCGCAATATCCGGAAACTCACTGAGCTCATATTCGAGTTCTTCGAGTTGTTCTTTAGTTATTGTAGCGCCGGATTGCTCTTTGGGATTATATTTTGTATTGATCGCAGTGCCGGCTTTAGACATATTTCTAACTTCAGTCATATCTCGTTCGGCGTCATCGTCACTCCAATCTTCTGAAATCGTAATATTCAATAAAGCCATGGCTTGATGACGTTTCATATAAGTCAAAGCACTGGCGTAAGATTGAGCGTCATTTTTAGCGGGAACGATTCTTGCTCGTGATTCACTCCACTGATCACTTGAATGTAATAATCTTGTTTTTAGGATCGTAGCGCCATCGAGAGCGATAACTGTTTTAAACTCAACTGTTAATCCGTGTCGAGCCAATACTGGCCGAATTTGATACATAATTGCATCAAGGTCAGCATAGCTAGATTTGAAATAAGGATTTTCACAGTTGAAACCGATTCGTGGGTATTCGGCAGCAGCTTTTGCCCTAGCAGTATTAAGTTCATTGGTTTCCCTAGATTCATAAGGGTCATCCAGTTTGAGTGTTTCCGCTATATTTTTAGCTTCTTCTTTTATGAGATCTTTGATCGCTTTCAAAAAGTCTAACTGTTCCATCCATGGTGACTTGCGTGGAACATCTAAATTAGGCATAAAAGTTGTATTAGGTGTGGTAGTAGTTACATCATCAGGTAATTTCATTTTATTCTCCTAAAGGGGTTAGGCTATTAAATGTTTTTTAAAGAATCAGCTCGATCAATCTTAGCACGAAGTACATGCGAGATATATAACGCTTCTGAAGCAACTCTTTTTAACTCTTTTCGGGAATCTCTGTATTTAGCATATTCTTTATTTTTACTGGCTTCAATATTACGATCGAGATACACTTTTATTTCGGATATATAAGCTTTCATTTTTTTAACCAAATCGGGATATTCAGGATCATTTTTCAATATATAATCCGCCATAGAGAACAGGTCGGGAAGCTCCTCGACAATTCGCATGTGTGCTTCTATAAATTTATCATGAAGAGGTTTTTTCTTTAAAAAATCAAACATTGTCGCCTTTCTGTTTAGCTGTTCTTAAAATATATCCGCTTGTAGAATTCCACAATTCGATAAGCAATTCCATTTCTGTTTCTAACTTTCCGATTCTGGCTCTATCGCTGAATGCATTATCTTCAAGAAATTTAATATGTGATTCTAGAGATGCATTATAATCTATTAAATTGTTAATATTCTCCTTTAATGGTTCTAATGCCGTCTTGCAAATTGGATCGCCAGAATCATATAAACCTAATTTGAATTTTTCCATGATTAATCCCTATTTTGTAGGCTTTCGTCCTGAACGGACTTTCCAAATAAAGCCTATTGAATTTAATTTATCAATATTAGACTGCGTCATTTTATTTTCTTTAAAAAGCTTGCGTTGGTTAAATACCCAATGTTTTAAGAAACTAAATTCAGGATTACGCGAAAGAATCATATGTCCATATTTTTCTTTAAAAGTTATTAATTCTTTAAATCCTTCATTCCATGCAGATTCAATCGGACTCCAATCAAATCCTATCGAATTTAATTTATCGATTCGTTCTTGCGATAAGTTGTTATTTTTAAGAATCATTCTCTGTCTTATTATCCATTGAGCCAAAGGCCGAAATATGCTTTTTTTGGGAATTTTCAAATGCCCAAATTTTTCTTTAAAGGCTACTAATTTTTCAAAGACTTCTTGCCAGAAATCCCTTTTTATATCCCAAACAAAGCCTATTGAATTTAATTTATCGATGCGTTCTTGTGCTAGTTGATTATCTTTAAATAATTTTCTCTGTTTAGATAACCATTGGCCTAGATGAGAATTTGCTATTGATCTGCTTTGAACGAATGTATGACCGTATTTCTTTTTAAATATCAATAATTTTTCAAAATTTTTATCCCACAGATTTAAAAATGGATTCCAATCAAAGCCTATCGAATTTAATTTATCGATTCGTTTTTGTGCTAGCTTATTATTTTTAAAATTTTCCCGCTGTCTGCTAACCCATTCACCTAACGGTGTTTCAAAACCGCGTGGACGTGGAACATTCACATGCCCATGTTTATCTTTAAAGATTAATAATTCTTCAAAACGTTTATCCCAAGCGGTTTTAAATCTATCCCAGACAAAACCTATTGAATTTAACTTGTTTATTCTAGGCTGTGAAATAGTCTTAAGCCTATATGCTTCTCTTTGTCTACGCACCCAATCGCCCAATGTAGGATTAAATGTATTTGTATGTGGGATATTTGAATGCCCATATTTCTCTTTAAAGATTAATAATTCTTCAAAATGGTCATCCCAATTAAATGTTAATTTATCCACTATTTTGGTTATTATTGTTTTACGTAAAGTTTCTAATTGTAAATTTGACCTATCTCCAATAATCTCAATCTTTTTATTTAATGGAGTAAAATCAACCTTTTTTTTACGTATAGCATTTCTCTGTAATCCAGCGATTGTATTAAATAAATCTTCATCATATTCCTGTAAAGACTGCAATATATTCCAGGCATCATTATATTGTGTTTTATTTAATGCTTCTTCGATATTCTCTTGTGCTTCCAGAAAAATAGGAATTAAAATATAACCTTCTTTTTTGCCTTCATGTTTTCGCATTGCTCGTCCAGCCGCCTGAATGACATCTATTTGGCTTTTTTTAGGTGACATAAAAACAACCATATCAACAGATGGCACATCAATGCCTTCCGTTAGGCATCTCGCATTTGATAATATGGCTAAAGACGATCGCTTAAAGTCTTCCATAATTCTCTTACGTTCAATTGAATTCATTTCACCGTTAATATGTAGGATTTTATACTTTTTAAGCGATGCCGTTATGATTCTGCTTGAATTAGAGGCAAAACATTTTGCCTCTTTGATTGATTTATGAAAAGTGAATGCTTTTTTAATATCATTCTGTAAAATTGCATTAGTTAATGCCAGTGAATTAGCAATATTTTTCGCATCGAGTAACTTTTTTTTTATATTCACTGTGCTGGTATTGATCAACTCTCTATTAACTTCTTCTTCCGTTAATGTTGAAATAATTATCTTATATGGACAAATTATATTTTGTTTAACCGCAGCCGAAAATGAAAGTTTATAACATACTTTTCCGTAAATTGATTCGTCATCCATAGAGAACGCTGATTGTTTCTTATTGATGTCATAATGTTTAGGAGTCGCGGTCAAAAATAATCGCTTAGAAATGTTAATGTTTTTATTTTGCAATGCGTAGGCGAACGCTTTATCTTGTCGTCCAGCCGTTTTATGCGCTTCATCAAAGATCGCCAGATCAAATTTAAACTCTTTGGGAATAAGATCGCAAGAATGATATGTTGAAAAAACAATTTTGCGATATGAATTTTGATTTAGAAATTGTTTAATAACTTTAATATCAGTGGCTACGGGGAAAGCCAACTCTTCAGGATTTATTTTTATTTCGTCTTCGTCTTGTCCAATCGTTTTATCTGAGCAGATAAATAAACAATCATAGTCCTTAAATTTAGTATGTTCGGACCATTCTAGAAATGTTTGCGATACTAAAGCCAATGAGGGCAATAAAATAAGAATATTTTTTGCATCAAGACTTTCCGCTACCCATAACGCGACTAAAGTCTTTCCCGATCCGCAAGCCATAACTGCTGTCGTTCGGTCGCTAATCATTAACTCCTTAGTGATTGCATTGACCGCATCAACTTGATGCGGTCTTGGTGTAAATCTATTTGATTCGTCTTTTGTATTTATCATGTTATCCACGAATTATTAACAAGATTATTATGAAGATTAACCAGCCGATCATAATTGTTCCTTTTTATTCGCAAACTTACTATGTTCCCACGCGTACCAGAAGTTATTCATTAAATTATAAGCAAGATTATTATTAAGATTAACCAGCCGATCATAATTGTTCCTTATCAATTCCGTTATCTTCATGGGTAACTAAATATTGTAAAACGTTATTTTCTGCGTCGATTGAGTTATTTATAGATTTACAATCGCAGTAAAAGTCACAACAGTTGCGATGTTGATCGCCTGGCATAATCTGTTCGCCGCAGCATGGGCATATATTAGCGTGTAACATGTTATTCCCCCAAGAATTCGAGTTTGCAAGTTTCAGTTGCGGGCTTGCGATATTGATCCAGATTTACATTTTTGAGTTCTGGTATTGATTTATAATCAACTGATCCCGTTCTCCAATCAATAACTAATCTATAAGATCCCCATTTTTTTGTTTCGCCGCCTGACCATTTTTTTAAGATTTCCATCTCTTCGTCAAGCTTATTTTGTAATTCTTTAATTTGCATCTTAAGCTTATAAGCTTCTTTAGCTGTTTTTTCTTCAAATGAAATTGCGCTTAAATCATGCGAACCCAAATCCAAAGAGCTTACCGGTAATTCTTTTCTTTCCATGATATTATTTCCTATCTAGCCCATCTAGCCCATTTAGTAATGAACAAACAAACATAAACTACTTATGTACTTATAATAAACGTTATGGTAAGATAAGTCAAGCATAAAAATTATTATCACCCATCAACTAACGTTTATGTTAAAATATTTTTAATTCGAAAGAAGATTGAATGACTGAAGCTAAAAAACCGCAAGCCGGAAGGTTTCAAAGACAACTTGAAAAGTCTTTGGGGCTAGACTTTGCGATAAAAATCGAGATTTTGCGTAAAGATCTCGTAAAAATGGCCAAAAAAGAAGATTTGTGCTTAATGGAAATAGCTTTCAAGGCCGATTTATGTTTAAGTACGGTTTATGATTTTTTGCTGGGAAGTGGTATAGAAGCGCATAAACAACCGCTACGACGTTATGATAAACGACGCAAAAAGAACTCACATAAAAGCACAATGTCATTAAAAACATACAAAGCGTTACGTAAATTCACTGATTTATATATGAATAGGCAAGAAATTGAAAATGAAGTTTAAAAAATCAGATTTAACTAAAGCCGCTTTAATTATGGAAAAATCGGGATATAACTTAGAAGTTATAAACGATGTATGTGAATCTTTATTTGAAAAAGTGCATGGTGCAAGTGAGATTTATGATGAAAAAACATCAAGAATCGAAATTGAAGATAAATATACGGAACAAGTAGTTACTTATTTAGCGCTTATACTTACATTTTTTTATTTCTCTAGGACATTGGATAAATTTGGAGTCAGCGAAAATGATGATGAAAGAGAATGTTTGTCTAGAGAAATAAAAAACAAAGTTAAAGGTTTTATTGCGCACATAAAAGATTTTTGAGCAAACGAAAGGCCCCATTTCTGGGGCTCGTTTCTAACATCGCTATTTCGAGCTTGAGTTTTGTCGAAATTTCCCGTATTCTGTCTTTTTAAATGTTTGAAATATTAACCGTAGTTAATGTCTCCCGCCAGGTTGCCATTATCTACTTATAAGGAAAAACCCAATGCAAAATCAAAATCAAAATCAAAATCAAAATCAAAATCAAAATCAAAATCACATCAGGAGGTATTTCAATTGAGAACTCATAATAACATAAACGTATCTCTAGTCAAGCAAAAACAAGATTATTTCTATAAAGTATCTAACTTTTTGGATTCATTACCAAAACAATCCGAATTATATACTTCTTTTAAGGCTTTTATTAAAGCCGCTTATTACTCCCGCAAGCGCCAATGGGCTCGTAAATATATAGCAGTTCAAACAGGCTTACATGTTGATACCATTTCAGCTCATACCGTCCAGCTAGAAAAAGCAGGCTTTATCTCCGTCATCCGTAAGTTCAAAAACAATAACATTTTTGATATACACCACCTTGATGTCTTGGCCGTCCTATTTGGCTATTTGAAAAGTGCCTTGCTATTTACTTTATTGATTAATTTTAATCTCTCTAGTAACAACATAGAGAGTAAAACTTCGTTCGAAAAACTCGAAATTTCCCAAAAAAAAGAAAATAAGGGAATTTCGGGAGATATTTTACAACTTTTATCTAAGTTTAAGATCACACAGCCAACCAATATTGTGTCCGTTCCAACTAGTGTTGTGTCCGTTCCAAGAAAACCATACAAAAATGAAATTTTGTATTGCGAAAATCCACAGTCTTCGCATAATATGAATTTAGTATTTAAATACACGGACGTAGTGGCTGATTTACCTTTTGGGAAATATATGAAACAATATAAATCACAAGAAGATCATCTTGCCGAAATTAAAACTATGACCGTATCACAAGCAGAGTCGGCTATTTGGAGAAATCCTTTGAACAATCAAGTGCCTTATTACAAAAAAGAAGCTAAGAAATACACTGAAGTCGAAAAGTTCGAACAAACGCAAAAATATAAATCTCTTTATTTAAATCCCCCTTTAAAACCGCATGCCAATTTTATGGAAGAAAGCTTAGAAGTTTTAAAGCGTTTGATGGAAAAAGAAAAATCTAAAGTTTAACAAATCACTTGCATAAACTTTTTTGAATATCGCATATTACTTTCAGTTAATAACTGGAGAGAATATGCGATCATTAACTTTTATATTAAATGGTGATCCCACGCCGCTCGCTCGAGCCAGAATGGGAAAATGGTCCGTCTATGACTCACAAAAACATGAAAAACTCGTACATGGCATCCAATTGCAAAATCAAATGGATGATGATAAACCCCTTTCTGGTCCATTAATTCTAGATGCCACTTTCTACATGCCGACGGGCCGCAATAAACGCCGACTCGGCACGCCACATTATTTCCGTCCAGATTTGGACAATCTTCTAAAATATATCAACGACATTTCTCAAGCTATAATTTTTCACGACGATTGCACTATCTATAAAATACAAGCAATCAAAATATACGACGATAATCCACGCACCGTCTTTACATTCACGGAGGCGCTGCATGTCGATATTGAATGATAAGAAAATACGCAGACGCGGTGATACAATAAGCCCCGCTGTTAAATACGTAACTAATGAGCGAAGCGTAACAGATGTTAAATGTAACACGCCAAAAGAATCAAAAGCAAAGCTTCCTGCTACGTCTAATCCCACTTACGCATTCACGGAATATTTCAATATGCATACTATGACAAAGCAAGTCGCATCTGAGCAATGGGCGATTAAAACAGCGCAAAATATGTGTGAATGGGCCGAATCGGAAGACGCTTTAATACTGGGTGAATATTATGCAATGCTAGGAATCTCTAAACCTACCTTTATGGAATTAGCTAATAAATATGAGATTTTAAAGAAGGCACACGCTTACGCTAAAAGCTTGATAGCTATCCGGCGCGAGAAGGGAATGATTACGCGCAAATTTGACTCAGGTTCAATTTCTTTCACCATGCCAATGTATTCCGACGACTGGAAAGAAATCGTTGAATGGCGGTCATCCTTGAAGGCCTCAGAGAATAAATCAGGCGATACTAGAGTTCAATATGTAGTTATACCCGAGATTCCTAAAAGTGATTTGGTGGCGGAAAAAAAGAAAGAAGAAAATGAATTTCAAGGCGAATTGCCACAAGTTGGGCAAGTTAATAAAGAAGACTAGAGAAGACAAAGAGATGTCTTTAATTTACGTAGCCGCAAAGATGGATATCAATCCAAGTGATCTTATAAGCGTTGAAAGCGGAGATAAATTGCCTGGTCCATCTTACTTTTTGGAATTATGCGACTTATTGGAATTAAATTACCACAAAGCTTGGCAGCTCTTTATTGAAGAGAAAATGGGTGCTTTTGAATATCGTATAAGAAGAGAATATTGGCAGTTATACAATAAATCTATTGAAGGGAATTGATATGAAAATTGGAGAGATAATCAAATCAGCGCGTATTGCAAAAAACTATTCAGATAAAGGCTTTGCGCATGAGCTTCCCGTTTGTGTTAGTTATGTGCGCAGTATTGAAAATGGCACAATGTTACCTGGCGAAAAAACATTTAAGCGGATCTGTGATCTATTAGACTTGAGTTATCACACTTTATTGCAACAATACCGTGATGAAAAACATGGCGTAAGCGATCCGCAGCTAACAATATCAACAGCGACCGGTCATGGCGTAATTGATGTTAGACCACGTATTACTTGCGCTAAATGTGGTCATGAAAATGCAATTAAAGTATTACTCGCGGACGAATAATGTTTGACGATTTTGATCCTAAAAGATGCCATAAATGCCAAAAGCATGTTAAAAAGCGGCATCGTAAAAATACCAAACTGCGTAAGTTCAGCAATGACGGCCAAATAGAAAATATATTGGAATTACATGAATACTATTGCAGGAAATGCCGCAGAGAATTAATAAGTTATTGGAATTTGTATGTAAAAAAGATTTATGCCGAACATTATATAAGTCGCATATCAGATGATACATGTTATGTCGAAACTACTAAGCAATTTCGATATTCAGATTTAAAAAAGAGAAATAGCGAAGCCGAGATTCCCGGTTGGTTAAAAGAAGTAAAGAGTAGTAATGAAGTCCGAGAGTCAGATAATCTTAAACAAGTTTCAGCCACGTGCATATCAGATCCCTTTACTGGACGCCTACGAAAATAAACATTACAAGAGAATCATAGCGGTCTTGCCAAGACGAGCAGGTAAAGATGTGGCGTGCTGGAATTTGGCTATTAGACAATGTATTCGTAAAACGATTACTTGTTATTATATACTGCCAACTTTTGCAATGGCTAGAAGAATTATTTGGGATGCGATTTTGAATAATGGGATGCGGTTCTTGGATTTCATTCCGCCTGAGCTAGTGCAATCCATGAATGCGTCCGACATGAAAATACGCTTCACTAACGGATCATTGCTCCAACTTTGTGGATCGGATAATATTGATGCCCTTGTGGGAACTAACGCACGGCTTATTATCTACAGTGAATATGCTCTTCAAGATCCACGAGCTTATAAATTCTTGCGTCCGATCGTGGTTGCTAATGAGGGATTCCAGATCTTTGTGTCAACGCCTCGTGGCAAAAATCATTTTTATGAACTTTACCAAATCGCCCAGCAAAACCCCGACTGGTTCTGTTACAAAATGACCGTTGAAGAGACGGGGCATATTCCCAAATGGGAGATTGAGAAAGAACGGGCTGAAGGATTAATGTCCGATGACCTTATCGATCAAGAATATTATTGCAGTTGGCTTGGCCAGGAAGGCGCATTTTATACTAAATATATTGATCGTATGCGATTAGACGGACGAATTACATCTGTGCCTTATGAAACTCATTTCGGTGTTAATGTGGCTTTTGATTTAGGCTATTCTGATTTTTGTTGCATGGTATTCTATCAATGCGTGGGCCAGATAGTGCGTGTGATAGATTACTATCAAAATAATTTGCAGGGATTAGAGCATTATGCCAAAATCTTACGAGATAAAGAACGAGACTTGGGTTATGTTTATAAGAAAATCTGGGCGCCGCACGATATTGCGGTGCATGAATTTGGTTCAGGTTTATCACGAATTGAACAAGCTAAGCAGTTAGGTATTAAGTTCGAGGTTCATAGAAATCCAGCAGGCCACATGGTCTCATCCTTGCCCAATCTATCACTTGAAGACGGAATTGAAGCGGTTAGGGCCTCATTTGGTCGAATGTGGATTGATGAAGAAAAATGTGCCACGCTTATTAAAGCCTTAGAGAACTACAGGCGTGAATATGACAGCAAGCTTAGAGTGTATAAAGATCAGCCTCTCCACAATGAATGGAGCCACGGAGCCGACGCTGCCAGATATATGGTATTATCTTTAAGTAAAACACGAGACGGTCTCTCGGCTGACGAACTTGATAAACGGTATCGTGAAGTTGTAATGGGTGGAATTAATAATTTACCTGAGATGTTTAGATAAAATAAATGTGGGCGTAGCTCAGCTGAAGGGGAAACTCTACAGAGCGCTAGGCGAGGCCATGATACATGAACATTATCATTATGGCGACCCCAGAGGTCGTTGGTGGAAACCCAACCGCCCACAAAAGATATAGTCGGAGAAGATGATGAATCCAAATGATCTTCTAATTTTAAAATTTCTTAGCGTTCTAATCTGCATTATGTTAGTGCTGTTTATGATAAGCGGTATTGGTTTATTAGTCGGCTTTATAATTAATCTTGTTAGACGAAGATAAATTTTGTATCTTAATTTAAGTATTTTAAGGTTAATAGTCTAGGAAGAATAATGAAAATAATTGAAGCAATGAAGAAGGTGAAAGACCTTCAACGCAAAGCGGACGATTTGAAAGAGAAAATAAGTAAATATTGCGCTGATTTGGAGTGCGAAACTCCTACATATCCCGATCAGAAACGTGAAGTTACGGGCTGGGTACAAAGCGCTCATGATATTTATAAAGAAATTGGTTTCTTACGCATAAGCATTCAGAAGACTAATATTGAAACCGAAGTTACAATTGAACTTGGTGGCAAGTTTGTGAAGAAAACAATTGCCGAATGGGTGCACAGACGTCGCGATTTAGCCAAATCAGATGAAGCAATTGAAAAGGCGTTAACTGATAAAGGCCTGAAAGAAGGTTACACATCTCAATTAACTCCAAGTTCGCCTCAAACTATTACCAAGAGACGCTTGTATTTCGATCCCAGCGAACGAGATAAGAAGCTTGAGTTGTATCGCTCGGAGCCAAGCTTAATTGATGCTACGCTTGAAATTATTAATGCTACAACGGAATTAAGTCCGATAAATTAGATAAATAGATTTTAAAAATACAGGGTCATTCCCGAACTTTCGGGTGCGAGATACATAAGTGACGGGCCTAGACGCAATGGCGGATTAGGTAGGATTGACGAATCCTCGTAAGAGCTGTGTTAAATGGCCCTAAAAGTTGATCTTTGAAAAAAAATTATACTGACATATAAACAAGAGCATTTTGAACACGAGATGCTCAAAAAACGATAAAAAAGAAATAGCCGCGATTAGCTCATTTGGCTAGAGCACAAGCCTACTAAGCTTGGGGTAGTCGGTTCAAATCCGACATCACAAATGTAACTGGTCTAATGGTAGGACACGAGGCTGATAACCTTGGATTATAGGTTCGATTCCTATGTTACGACGGCGGGAAAGACCGCAAGATCCTTAAAAGATCTCATTTAAAGTTCGTAAGACTTAAGTTTCTAGGTTTATAGGTTTATAAAAAAGTAAGACTTAAGTTTCTAGGTTTAAGTTAGGTGCGCAATCTCTTGCAGATAGCGAATGGCCTAGTTAGTTTATCCTTATCTTTTAGGGTCGTTCTTTCTAGGGTTCTTATATGGGCAGTATTTTAAAATTAGGTTTAAAAATTAGGTTTAAAAAATCGATATTTATATTCTTGAGTGCAAATCTCTATGCTAAAGACTAAACAATGATGTCTTTGGGGAATATAAAATGCCTCGGTACGCCTAGCGGGTATCCCCTGCGAAAGTTATTGGCCGAGGCTACAGAAACGATAGGCCTACAAGAAGATTAAATATATCGAAGTCGAGAACCTGCACAGTTCTTTCCTATCAACAAACAGCACAGGCTCGCAACTGAAGCAAAGGTTGTTAACCAGTCGGCTGATAACAGTAGGACGTTGCCGATGAGAGTTCGGCTTGTAGGCCTTAAATTTATGCAAATATAGCTTAATTGGTAAAGCAACAACCTGTTAAGTTGTGGGATATTGGTTCGAGTCCAGTTATTTGCGCAAAATCTGAAAATGGAGGACAGGTTTAAAAATTTTGCTAATGTAGTTCAGTGGTAGAACATCGGCTTGAAGGACCGAGTGTCGGTGGTTCAATTCCATCCATTAGCACCAGACGCCGATATAGCTTAGTGGATTAAAGCGCCTGACTGTCTATCAGGAGATCAAGGGTTCAAATCCCTTTATTGGCGCCAAGTTTGAATGTATAGTTTTTATAATTGGTATTTTAGAAAGGATTAGTTATGAATCCAGTACAAGAAGTTGCAGTTAAATTATTAAATGACCTTAAAGCTAATCAAACAAAGATTAATTCTTTCCTTGCGGGTGAATTCAGCTCGACCAATATGAAAACAGTCATAGCGGATATTGAAAAGGTTTTGGAATTTCTTAAGCCTTTGCTGAATGATATTGATGCTTTAATACCCGCGTCTATGCCTGAATTGAAACTTGTTCTTGATTGGGCGGTTAAAATTATTAACCAAATTGAGCCTAATTAAGATTAACCGAGACATAGAACCGATTCAGTTATTCATCGTTTCTGAATCGCTTAGTATTATCCCCTAAGGTTGAAATGATATACATCTTGGGGGTTTTAAATTTGTATAATTTTGGTATTATTAACTGGCTATAAGATCTTCGGGGTGATTCTGCAATCACCCTTTATTATTTCTATAAACACTAAGGAACTACGATGAAAAAATTATTATTCTTTTTAGGTGCAATGTTTATCTCATGTAACGCAATGACTGTTTATTGGGATGGTGAAAGCGGCAAGGTTATACGGCAAGAAATTTATAATATAAGTCGTGTTAATTTATCAAGAGCTACTGATCTGTTTCATATATCTTTAATAAGATCAATTGGCGCTACGGGTATAAAACTAATTCAACAACCTTGTCGTGCGACTAATGGTATTGGTGAATTAGAAGTCTGGTGGTATTAAAATCTTTATTTCATTCATTTTCCGATGAATGTTGTTCGTCTTCCCCATATGTTTTGAGCGTATGGGGTTTTTTCTTTTCTAAATATTATTTTCTTTGTTGCATCCCTAGAGATACATACAATTTTTAATGAGAGTACTTCCTCCTTCGCCCTATGTGGCTACGAAGGACAGGCGTAAATTGTAAATCTAGGGGTAATGAAGATGATATTTCCTCAATTAAGCCCTGCGTACTATGATGAGAAAGATAATCTTATCAAGCAACGCATGGAAGCCTTCTATGCGGAATCTATCGCATTAAATCAATCATTCTGGGCCGAGGCCGATACTGATTGGCGATTTGAATGTGGTGATCAAACTGTTTGGCAAGACGTTTATGGCAACTTGCCAATAAATCGCAGGCGCCAATTCAGCTTTAACCGTATAAGGCCAATAAAGAACATGATTTCAGGCTATCAACGCCGAAATCGTAAATCCACGATCTGTGTTCCAATCGAAAATGGAGACGATAAAACAGCCGATCAATACACGAAGATTTTAATGTGGATTAATCAACGTGAACATGTCCTTGAAACCATATCCGACGCCTTTGAAGGTGCGGTAGTCTGCGGCATGAACTTTTTGCATGTCTGGCTGGACTATCGAAGCGACTGTATTTCGGGTGATATAAAGATCGACAATTTGCCGTACAATTCCTTTTTGGTCGATCCGTTTTTTCGCAAGACAGACCTATCAGACTGCAGGGGCATCTGGAAGCGCTCATTTTTGACCAAGGCTGAATGTATTTCACTTCTGCCTGATAAGGCTGACATGATTCTGCCTTTGGTTGGTAATGACCAACGTGATGCGAAATTTCAATTCTTACCTGAAAACTATAATCTGGGCTTTAAGAATTTATTAACTTATGACGAATTCTATTACAGAGCTTATCGAACTCAGCGCATGTTAGTCGATAGTAAGACGGGCGAATGTAAAGAATGGCAGTCCAATAATGAAGAAGGGCTTACTCGGTTCTTACAGCAGTTCCCACAGATAACTGTAATTGAACAGGAGATCCCCACTGTCAGATTAGCGATCGTCGTTCAAGGCAGAGTCACCTATGACGGTCCGAACCCCTTAGGAATAGATACTTATCCTTTTGTGCCTGTTACAACTTATTACAATCCCCAGATACCTTATTATCCTTGGCGTATTACAGGGGTTGTCCGCGGACTTCGCGATCCTCAATATTTATTCAACCACAGGAAAACAATCGAGATGGATGTACTCGAAAGCCAGGTCAATAGTGGATGGATTTACAAAGAGTCCGCTTTGGTTAATCCCAAAGACATCTTTATGTCAGGCCAAGGCAAAGGTATTGCTCTTAAAGACGAGGCGCAGATAACCGATGTTCAAAAGATAATGCCCGCCGATATTCCACCTGGCATGTTCCAACTTTCTGAGCTATTAGCTAAAGAGATAATGACAATTTCAGGTGTTAATGAGGAATTAATGGGCCAGGCAATTGACGATAAGGCCGGAGTATTGGCTATGTTACGTCAAGGCGCTGGCCTGACAACTCTTCAAGGCCTGTTCGACAACTTAGACAAAACACAGAAATTACTCGGCAAGTTAATGATAGATATTATTAACGTTAACTTTGCGCCAGGCAAGGTCTCACGCATCCTAGAAGAAGATCCCACGCCTCAGTTTTATGGTAAGGCGTTTGGAAAATATGAGTGCGCTATTGAAGAAGGTCTTAATACGACCACTCAAAAACAGATGCAACTCGCTCAAATGGTACAGCTACGTGAAATTGGCGTACAGATACCTGATATTTCACTTGTTGAAGCCGCTACATTTCAAGAAAAGACTAAGATTATTGAGACGATGCAGCAAGCCCAGCAGCAACAGCAGCAAATGGCTGAACAGCAATCACAAGTTGCCATGCAGGAAATGCAAGCACGCACCGAGCTATCACATGCTAGAGCAACTGCCGATGCGGGTCTTGGGCTGGAACGTTTATCACGTATACAAGAAAATAAAGCATTGGCTAAAGAACGTCAGGCAGCCGCTGTTAAAGATGAAAATCTTGCGATATTAGATATGGCTAAGGCTCTTAAAGAGATAGAATCGGCCGACTTTGAACATATTGAAAAACTTGTAACATTAATGCACATGATTAAAGGTCAGGAGAACGAAGTTATGAATCAGGAGAGAGATAATGAAACAAAATCTGCTTCTTAGGGATGATTGTTTAAATGTATTAAAATCACTGGAACCAAGTTCAATCGACTTGGCTCTCTATGATCCGCCGTATAATACGGGGACAAAATATGAATACGATAACAATATGCAGGGGTGGTCTGAATGGATGCGTGAAATAATAGAAAAAACACATGTTGTATTAAAAGATAGTGGCATTATGTGTGTTCATATATCACATCACGAGTTATTCAATCTTGGGATGGTAATGGAAGGTACTTTCGGTACGCGTAATAAATTGGGCATAATCACCTGGGAAGCTAAATTTTCCACAATAAATAACTCAAAGAATATATCTTCTACGACAGAATTTATTCTGATTTTTGCCAAGAAAAAAGATAAGGCTTTTTATGGGTGTCTTCCTAGAACGGCAAAGCAAGATGCTCGCTTTAATATAGAAATGAATGCGAGCGAAATTCCAGCATCTGATACGACTTCATTTGTTTCTGTGGAATCCCTAGGATGCCCATCGATTTCAAAGTCGGGTAGTCTTGTTTCTTCGACTGCATTAGATAATCAAATTAGACCTACACAACAATTACGCAAATTCGGAATTATGAATCCATTTAATCGCAAAATATATTATCCGCCAGTTAATCGTATATGGCGTAGATCTAAAAAATATATTTGGGATGAACTCAATAAAATGGGCGTATTATTTCGCGAAGATGAAAATGGTAATTTGGTCGTAGATGGATCATTCGATCTTGAATATGCCAAAAAGAAACTTGAAGAAAAAAAATATCCTCGTATCTTTTTCGGAGAACATGGAACAACCGGCCCTAGATATTTACAATACTTATCCGAAATTGCTGGAAAAGGCCGCAAAATGAGCACCTATTGGCACGCCGAAGATTTATGCGATGATGCTTTTTCAATGTTATTACCGCATACTATAGTTGATCACAATGCTAATGCTACAAAGTTAATATATGAAATAATGGGTCGCGATAATGCTTTTAATACGCCTAAACCGCTAAAATTAACTGAGATGCTTATAGAATTATTTTGTCCTAATGATGGTAATGTATTGGATTGTTTTGCGGGTTCAGGCACTACAGGCCACGCGGTATTATCAACTAATAAAAAACTAAATCGTAATAGATCTTTTATTTTAGTTGAAAAAGCTGATTACATTGAATCGTTAACGTTAGAACGTTTAAATCGTGTTATTAATGGGAATTGGGCCAAGGGGCAAGTTGATCCACTAGGCGGCGAAGTAATTTATAAGGAACATAATAATGAGCCAAGTAAGAATTTGTGATAAATGCGATTGCAGAATTGGTGCTGGAATAAGAAAGCATCCCGGGCGGATTGTTTATACTTATTTAGTGGAATATAAAGATGAAAGTTGGCAAACGAAGGATAAAGAACTGGATTTTTGCGATGAATGCAACCAATCATTTAAATCATTTATAAGATTAAAAAAAGAACATAATGAAATTTAAGTTATTTTTATTCTCTCTTTTTTTAAGTGTATCAATTATGAAAGCAGGCATAATTTCGCATTGCATTGTTGCTGCCATAGCTTCTAGTATGACAAAGTCATCTTGTGAGGAAAGTGCGAAAAAAGACAAAAAAGACTTAAAGAAAGAAATTAAACGATTAGAAGAAGAAATTAAAAAATTAAAAGAGAAAGAAAAGCATGGGAATGAAAGAGCCACTAAGTCTACTGACTAAGCAACATATATTTGCCTTAAAAACTGCTTACTTTATTGAGTATCTTAATTCTATTGGATATAAAGTAACATTTGGCGAAGCTTATAGAACGAAAGAACAAGCTGAAATTTACGCAAAAGAAGGCTTAGGCATAGTTCACTCGCTTCACTGTGATCGCTTAGCCGTAGACCTGAATTTGTTTGATCTGGATGATAAGATGCTAACTACCTTTGATGAGATTAAACCGTTTGGTGAACATTGGGAGCAAAATGGGCCTGAATATCGCTGGGGAGGTAGATTTAAACATCTTGTTGATCTAAATCATTTCGAAATGGATTAAATATGGATAACAGAGAATATGAATTTACTTATGAATCATGCGCGATTGAAAACAATAGTTATACATTGCAAGAAACAATTGACGCGATAGCAGAAGGCAAGAGAGTCCCAGATAAATCAGACAGAGAATTTCAAGAGATCGTCAATCATCATAAAGCGTTTGATTATATCTGTGATTTATCGCGTAAAAGCCTTAAAGATTTGAAATTGGATGATATCTTGGCTATTCACAAAATATTATTAAAAGATATTAACAATGAAGAAGCGGGCAAGTTGCGAAAGGTTAATGTCAGAGTTGGTGATCCCGAATTGAGATTCCCTAATTGGACTTTAGTTCCCCGAATTATGAATCGATTTATGCAATGGCTTAATCTAGGAAAAATAACCGCTCCATTAGCTCCAGAGAATATGTTTCTTACGGAGATAGACCCTTTAACATTTGCTGCCGAAGCGCATAGTAATTTTGTTCTAATTCATCCTTTTATTGATGGCAACGGACGTATGGCTAGATTGATTATGAATCTGGTTTTATTAAATAAGGGAAAATACTTCGCGATTATTAGAAAAAAAGATCGAGAACATTATTTTGCGTCTATTAAAACGACTTTAGAAAATAGAGGATGCGCTGATCCTTTTAAAGCATTAATGGAATCGGGAATGGAATGAGCCGGCCAAAAGAATGTAATTTATATGAAAAAAAATGTGATCGATGCAAGAAGATATTTGATTCTTTTGCAGCTTATATCTTTATGGTAGAAGACACGGAAGATATTTATCACAATTACGATCTTTGTCCCGAATGCCATAAAAAATTTAAAAATTTTATGGACTCAACTTTGAACGAAGTAAAATAATCTCATGATAAAATCATTAACCGAATATTATTTATTGGAATTGGAGCATGAGATGAAAGCTAAAAGCGGCTATAAGAGTCCTTATAAAAAGTGGGAAAAAGAAGAGGCTCGCCATGAGAAGGCCGAAAAAAAAGATATTAAAGAGATAATCAAAAAAAAGAAGAAATGAGTCCCCACATTAGGGGTTTTAATAACCTTGCAGCGGTAGTATGTGACATTTTGTCACGATCTGCCGGACTGTAGTTTTGAAAGGGCATCACATGCCAAAAAGATATCACGGTAGTTATGAAGATCACGATGATGTTCGTCGTCTGGAGAAAGCTGATTCGGGAATGATCCCACATCATGGTGGGGCACATGCCAATATGCCTGAAGCATTGGTTATGAAACCATATCCTAAAGATAGTGATTATATGCCTGAAAACCTTGATGACACAATGAGAGGCATCGATCATCAGAAGTCTGAAGATAACAGCAAGAGGCGCGCGCATAACGTACCTAAGAAAGTCTAAGCATGCCTGTGGCCTATCGGCCTAAGGGCAAGGCTAAAAAGATAAGGGACGCGGTCATGGGACCGCTTCCCAATGAGCCCAAGAAGAATAAGAAATTAAAAAGTAAATATATCGATGATCGTATCGCTTTTGAGGAAACCTCAAGAGCTAAATAGGACGCAAGATGCCAAAAAAGAAGAAATCTAAGGGTAAAGCCAAGATTGAAAAAGTAATGCACGAAGGGAAAATGGGTGAATTGCATAGCGGCAGTAAAAAGGGCCCTGTCGTTAAAAAGCGTTCGCAAATGGTTGCAATAGCGCTTTCCGAGGCACGCAAAGCAGGAGCGAAAATACCCAAAAAAGGAAAATGATAGCTATAATTTATTTAGCGGTGATGAAGATTAGAGAAATGTTGAGAGAGAGAAGTAATGGAAGATCCAAAGTTCCCCACTGTAGGGGCTGCCGCTGTGGCGTTGCAAGCGAAAGCGAGCAATAACAATCACTCGATAATCGATCAAACTAATGAACAAATCAAAGAGTACTGCGCGAATTTAATAGAATGCGTTAATTCTAATAAGTCAAAATATCAAGGCGATTTCTACATAGTTGTAATAACTAAAAAAGAGCGCCTCTTAGAGAATGTTCTACGCAACTATTTTTTCGCGCGTAATTCTTGTCCGACACCTGACTATGATCAGGCGCTTTTTAAATATAACGCGCATCTGGAAGAGATCTCATTTATCTGGGTTGTTCCCGATAAGGAGACATGCGTCATGTTGATTAAAAATATGGCCCAAGTTGTTCCCGAAGAGAGAGAACTATTACAGTTCGCGATAGATTTCGCATCGGGAAAGTTAATGTATTTGGCGAAGAAGATGAATGGAGAGAATGAATAAAAATAGCAATGAAGTGCATTCATTTAAATTCATCATGAAAGATACGGGACAAGTTTTTAATTTAGCCATTTACGATGGTGATAAATGGATATGTTGCTTTGATACCATTGACAGCTTGGAAGCATGCTTAAATGAATGTACTACTGATAAAACAAAACCTGATAATTTTGAAATAGAATATACATATTAGGAGATAGTAATGATAGAGAATGAAAATGAAGTTACGCAAGATCAAACACTCGCTGGCTTGCCGCCTGTGCCTGATGAGTCTGAATCCGCTACAGCGCAAGTTCAAGTATCGACGCCTGAAGTATCTAAATCCACGCCTAAACCCGCAAGCGGGCAACAAGAAAACTTTAGAATTCTGCGAGAAAGAGCTGAACGAGCGGAACGTGAGCGTGAGGAATACTCTAGGAAGTTGGCTGAGATTGAGGCTAAGAGTAAACATATTGAACAAGTACCTGAAGAAGATCTCGAAGTCAATCTTGGAGCTGATGAAATAGCCGAAGGCAAGCATTTATCTAAAATTGGCCGCAAGATGAAGCAACTTGAGCAGAAAATAGCCGAAGCCGAGCAAAAAAGAATCCAGCTAGAGAAACAGTCGGAATCTAACGCGATAATCGCTAACATTAAGGCAGATTTCCCTGATATTGATAAAGTTGTAAATGAAGCTACAATGGAAGCATTGAGACAAAGAAGTCCGGAAATTGAAAAAACCATTCGTTCATCTAACGATCTTTATAGCAAGGCAGCCGCGGCATATCGTATTATCAAAGACATGGGTCTGTATGTCGATGATGCCTACGCGGCGGATAAGGCTAAGGTGCAGAGCAATATGGCTAAGCCACGTAGTACGGCAGCCGTATCGGGTACAAGTAGCCCGCTATCACAGGCCGATATATTTGCTAACGGTTTAACGCCTGAGCTCAAGGATAGATTACATAAAGAGATGATCGAAGCAATTAAGGCGAGATAATGTGTAAAGGCTGTTGGTGTTACCAATTAACTTCCAGTTGCTGTACGGGATGTACCCATCCTCCAAAGGAAACAATGTTTACAAAATTAATTAAAAAAATAGTTGAAAACCATTTATATAGTATTGCAACTTCAGGATGTCATGAATGTCCAATACGCGTAATGACTCAATCCAGTGATTTACATGCTTCAATTCGCGAAGAACTTGATAAAATCATAAAAGTGGAACTTGAAAGTTGTGAAAGTTCTCAATATTCAAAAGAAAAAACGACCCTTAAGGACGGTCGAATTATTGCCATATGGGTATGTTCTGAATGCCTGGTACATCGCCCTACGAATAATATGTGGCGTAGACCAATTCAAGATAGAGCATGCATCAGTTATTTATGTGAAGCATGTCTTAGGAATAAATTGGCTGAAGGAAATTTGAGTTAAAATGAAAATCCCTAAGAAGTTAAGAATTTGCCCCGAAAAAGACACGCAATGCGATCTTTGCTTGGAGCATTATCATTTTAGCATGGGTCATTCTGTGCTTCTTGATAGTGAGTATGACATATGTTGTGATTGTTATAGAAATTACGCTATTAAAGCAATAACTGAAGAGTTGGAGTTAAAATCTATAGATCGGGAAGAACAATGAGAAAATTGCTACTGCTAATCATTCCATTATTTATGCTGTGCGGATGCGATATTCCTGAAACTGACGAGGATAAGATCTTACGTCTTCATGTAGAGCTTATGGAGAAGCATAATAAGTGGCACGAGAAGCATGGATTTGATTTCTCATTAAATTGCTCAATGTGCGGAAAATCGAATGTGATGGCGCAGGAAATAATAAGTGAGCAAAATCTTAGAGGTCGAGATAGTCGAGGAAGGAATTAAATGGATTTAGAAGAAAAATTGGTTGCCAAGTTAATAGGATTAGCGATTTTGGGAGCTTTTGTAGTTGTTATGTTCTTCAGTGGTTACTACATCGTAAATCCAGGCTATACGGCATTGCATTTACGTATGGGCAAGATTGTAAGAGCAAGTACTGATTCGGGAATGTATTTTAAAGTTCCCCTTATTGATAACATTATTTACATAAATAATCGTATCTGCAAAGTCCAAATTAGTACAACCGCGCTATCTAAAGATTTACAAAGCGTAAGCGCGGAAGTAGCGATTAACTATCGCATTACGGATGCAATAAAGATTTATAAAACGGTAGGCGTAGACTTTGAAAACATTATACTTGATCCGTATGCCCAAGAAAGCATAAAGGCTATTGTGGCTAAATATACCGCCGAAGATCTTATCCGCATACGTAATGTGGCAAAAGATGATGTTTATAAAGAACTTAAGGATCGACTTGACCCTATATTTATTGAGCTTATTGATTTTAATTTTGTACATCTGGACTTTACACCGCAATTCATTCACGCCGTAGAAGAGAAACAAATAGCCGAACAGACGGCAAAAACTTCTCATAATCTTACTGAACAAGTCAAGGAAATTGCCTTACAAACGAAGATGAAGGCTGACGCCGAAGCTTATGCGCTCAATATCAGAAAGAATTGCACTACGCCCGAAATTATTGAACTTAAGAAGATAGAGAAATGGGATGGCAGATTGCCGCAATATTGTGGATCTTCAATCCCAATGATTAAATTTACCTAACGACTGACCTAAACTCCTTTCATTGACCACCGTTTAAAACACGGTGGTTTTTTTATGTATTTGGGATTTTAACTTGATCTTTAAATTTATATTTTCTGCCCCGATTTTGACAATTTTCTTTATGACTAATCCATCTGCAATTGCTTGGTTCATAATTGCCATTATTGTCGATACGATCCAATGTCATGCCCTCAGGCCTAGTCCCCATATCTTCAAGAAAGTTTTCAAATTTATGCCAATTTTTGCACACTTTGATACCGCGGCCACCATATCTATTGAAATTAGTAGAATTTGGATTTTCACATCGTTGTAACATGGATTGCCATACTCCATATATTAAGGTGTCATGCATTCCGTGTTTAACGCAAATTGATCTGTTATGGCAATTAATGCATTGAGTGCTTTTCCCAGCCCTCAAGTCTGCTCCATAGTGTATTCCAATGGTTCCGCAGGTGCATTTGCTTTTATATTGTTGTAATTTATTTTTCACTCCCATATATTCCATAACCATCCAATTTCCAAATTGTATTCCTACCATTTTTTCTGGATCATAAAGTTTAGCATATTGACAATCGGAGCATTGGGTAGATCGACCAGCTCGAAGAGTAGTGCCTGGAATGCATCTTATATTTCCACATTCGCATATACATTCATAATGTTTACCTGGTTTATCGATATCTATAAATTTTAATACTTTCCATCTTCCGAATTTTTTTCCTAGCATTGCAATACCTTTTTTGAAAATAATATAATGAACTTGAACGTATTTCGAGCGTCGTTCCCTCGCTTCTTGACGATTAAATTCTCATAAGTTCTCGTCAAACTTATATCTAAGACGTATAAAATCCCGTATGGGAAGATTCTCGTCCAATCTTAAGTAACATAATGCAATGCAAGAATAATGAAATATAAAATAAATCTTAAAATCATTACTCATGCATATATTTATTATATACTTAGGAAATAAATATGGCAATAACAACTACGAGTTCGCTCCCCGCCCCTGTTCAACAAAGTTTTAGTTTTAAACTTTTGTCGGTACCCGTGCCAAATATGATCCACAAGATTCCGGCTATGTTAAAACAGATGCCAAGGAATGGTGGTACAACTCTACGTATGCGTAGATACAATCCATTAAATACAGCAATGGTTCCACTGGGCAACACAGGAATAACACCTCCTGCTCAGCAACTCACTGCGATCGACATAGATGCAAAAATGAGTTTTTATGGAACTTACGTACAGCTCAATGAGCAGGTAACTCTACAATCCCAAGATCCCGTCTTAAATGAATGCGCGGCTCGTCTTGGAGTTTCGCTTCGTCAAACAGAGGATCAATTAACACGTGATATGCTAGCTGCCACGGCAGGATTCATAAATTGTGTTAACGGGGTTAATGGCGATAATCCAAGTGAAATTACCCGTACGGATACCGATACTGTTGTAAGAACTCTATTGGATAACAACGCTTACACAATTCTGGATAACCTTGAAGGCGAAAATAAATTCGGTACAGCTCCTGTCAGGGATGCGTACTTCGCTTTAACTTCAACAAAGTTAACCGGATCGCTTGATAACGTAACCGGCTTTATCCATAAAAACCAATATCCTAGCCCAATGAATGCATTGCGCAGCGAATGGGGCTCCATTGGAAATTTACGTTTCCTTGTAAGCTCGATTGGCAGCGTATCCCCAGCATCTTCCAATCTGGGCGCTAATGTTTATAACATTTTCTGCGTAGGTATGGAAGCTTATGCCTGTATTGAACAGGACGGATATTCAGCGCAGTTCATTTACAGACCGCCTATCTATGATGGACCATTGGCTATGAATTCCTCGGTCGGATACAAGTTCGCGGAAGTGCCTAGAATTACCAACGATCTTTGGGTCATCAACCTAAGATGCACTCTGTAATCTAGAAAGGAATAATCATGTCATATGGAACAATAATTCAAAGTGGATCTTTTATCTCTAGCGGAAATGCCCAAACACTTCAGCTCCGATCCGATCTTGATTGGATGGAAGTTTATAACTTCACAACTGCGGCAGCAGGTTCGGATGTCTCTACCGGCGTATCATTTAAATGGTTTCGCGGTATGCCCGTAAATGATGGTATCTACGAAGGATATGATGGTGGTGCGGTTTATGTTGCTTCAACTTGCGGCGCTCTTGCTGTTGGTGGATTCAATCTCATAGATTCATCCAGCACAGCCCTAGGTGCTCAAGTCGCGGTTACAGCCGGTACAAACGTTGCAGCTCCGGTATTTACCGTAGCAGGCATTATCGGCTTGACTAACGGCGCACTTGTCAGATTGGCTAATACTGAATTTGCTAACTTGAACGGCTTGGATTTCACAAGCTCAGGCGTTGGAGCAGGTACATTCACATTGGCTAATGCTCTTAGCCAAGCTCCTGGTCTTCCAGCAACAACCGGAACATATCGTTTAGTACCGTTTGATGCACTGTATTATCCACGTAAAAGAGTCATCGCGAACATTACAGCCGCTTATCCGGCAGTTGTAACAACTCTTGTAGATCATGGATATACAACCGGTCAATCAGTTCGATTCAGCGTCCCTGCTGATGAGGGCATGGTTGAACTTGATAATGTCCAGGCAACAGTAACAGTTATCAACGCGGGAACATTCTCGATTAATGTTGATACTTCCGCATTTACTGCATTCACATTCCCATTAGCGGCTAATGTGCCTTGCAACTATGCAATTGTAAAGCCTGTTGGTGAGGATTCAGTCGTTGCGCCTAACGTGCTGGCTGATGCAACCATCAACACAGGATATATCGGGATTCAACTTGCAGCGGGAGTACAGTCTCCTGCGGGTGTGCAAGGTAACGTTATTTACTGGGTAGCCGGTAAGTCAGAGAATCTATAGAGATCTTATTCATATTAATTCCCGGGGGTGGGATGGCTCACCCCTTTTTCTAGGAGATAGTAATGGCAGAGAAGAAATTTGAAAATTTAAATACGGTTGTAGAAACAACTCCAAAATCACCTACAAGCGAGAAGAAACCAAAAGTTAACCTAAAGTACCAGCGCGATAAAGATCGTGAGCCAGTGAAGGGAATTTTTCGTTTTTACGAAGTCCCAGGTGGCTCCGTTAGCTTTAACTACCGAGCCTACAAAGAGGATGAAGTTGAACGCTTCGATCTTGTAGATGGTGTGGTGTATACATTGCCGCTGGGAGTAGCCAAGCATTTAAATAAGAACGGCAAATATCCCGTGCATTCATATATACAAGATGAATTCGGTAATCCTGTAATGAAGATCGGACAATGGGTCAGGCGTTTCGGATTTCAATCTTTGGAGTTTGTAGATATCGATGATTTAACTGAAGAAGGTCATCAGATCGTAACGGCAGAACTTACGGGGTTATAACATGTATAACACATGGGAAGTTGCTGATCCTAAGTTTGCGCCCGCTCGCAGAAATATTCAATCAATCACCAATGCCGCTCAGGCATTGGTGACTACCATTAATCCACATGGATACCTATCGGGAACGGTAGTCAGATTGGATATCCCCGAGCCTAGGGGGATGCAGGCGGCGAACCATTTAACGGGAACTATAACCGTAACCAGCCCAAGCACGTTCTTTATAAGCATTGATACAAGCCAAATGGATCCCTATGTTGTGGTCTTGGATCCCAATATTACCTCTTTGTGGGATGTATGCGCCCAGGTAGTTCCAATTGGAGAAGATAACGGCATGTTAACGGCTGCCGTGCAAGATACGGGTAGAGTTTAGAGTCTAGGAAGTAGTATGCCAGATAATACACTGTCGACTTTAGAGCAGATACGCATTAAAGTTCGACGATTAACCAGAAGTCCATCGACTTCACAGTTATCCGACGCGGACATAGATCAGTATGTTAATAATTTTGTACTGTACGATATGCCTGAAACATTAAGGTTATTTGACTTACGGGACAATATTGTATTTTATACCTCGCCATATGTGGATAAATATCAGAATAATACGGTTAATCCTACTGATCCGCTTTATAACTTTATAAATCAATATTCGACCGTGCATCCTCCATGTTACGTGGCGGGATATCAAGTATTCTTTTCACAAAATCAAGAGCAGTTTTTTAACGCTTATCCCTTGCTGAATAATACTGAACAAGTTGGAGTTGGCGACGGGATTACTACTTTATTTTCAGGTACTTTAGCGGCTAAACCTGTCGTGCAAAATAATGTAACGTTTACATCTATTGATGTTAATAATAACGCGATAGTGTTGATAGATAGTCCAATCATTGATCCGACTACCGGATACCCTACGCAAAACGCTAACTTAATAATCCCTAATTTTCCATCAATTGTTTATGGCTCTCTAAATTATGTAACAGGCGTCTATCAAATCATTTTGATTGATCCGCCAGCCGCCGGTCAGCAAATCTATTGCCAGGCTATACCTTATGTACCGGCAAGACCTCAAGCCATACTTTATTTTGATGATTATTTTCTGGTCAGACCTGTGCCGGATATGCCATACAGAATCGAACTTGAAGCATATGTAAGACCGACTGAGTTGCTTTCAACTTCTCAATCCCCCGATCTGGCTAACTGGTGGCAGTACATAGCTTATGGAGCGGCTAAAAAAGTTTTTGAGGATCGACTCGATCAAGACAGCATCATGTTGATTTTGCCTGAGTTTAAGCACCAAGAAAGACTGGTCAATAGAAAGACCATAATCCAGATGAGTAATGAACGTGTTTCAACTATTTATAGTGAACAAGGTAATACCATAACCGGAGGAGGGTTTAGCGGTGGCTTATTTTAGTTTAATAGTATTTTCAACCGTTATCGTACTGTTTATCGGTTTTGTTCTTTTACTAGTTAACGATATGGACTGATTATGCCTTACCAAGCAAACATACCAAACGCGACCGATTTGTTATCAAAATCGCAAGCGGATCTAAAAAACAACTTTATCGCTTTGGCAACTATCGTAAACCCAACTTCAAAAACTTTAACTTTAGGCAATACGGCTGCTCCTACTGTGCCAATCAATACCATGGCTTTATATTCTGCCGCGGGTAATAAATTACATATAAAGACATCGGCGGCTGATATCGATATCACAACGGCAGGCAAGGCTGATGATGGATGGTGTCTTCTGCCTTGTGGCATTTTAATGCGATGGGGATATTTTGCGGTAGGCCACGGAGCGCACGCGACTTATACATTTGCTATAGCGGGATTTCCTGGTTTTACAGGTGTGCCGTTTAATGCACAGGTCTCCGCTTATGTTAGTGGAGGTGCCGGAAATGAGCCTAACAGTCCCATGTCGATTACAAATATTACAAATGCTAATGTTACGGTATACAATGCCAGCTCCAAGAATCAAAGCGCTTATGTTTTCGTTACAGGTAAAATATAAGAAAGGCGCACCATGCCATACGATCGCTTTCTCATAGCTCCAATAAACACAGGACTGCAAACAGACCTACCCGTTTGGCAGATTCCCGATGACGCGATGGCTCAATTAGATAACGCCTACATCTTTCGTGGCCGTATCCGCAAAAGATTCGGATCATTGCTTACAGGCGATACTCAACTCGAATCCAGACTTAGCGTAGTCTTAGGATCTACTAATGGCAGCGGCAATCTATCAGGCACAGCTCCAGGATCGATCTTTAAAGTGGGGCAATCATTCTCTATCGGCACAGAGATCTTTACGGTCTATAATGCGGCCGCGGGCGCTAATCCAATGTACACAACGGGATTAGCTTCGACTTGCACGTTTAATCTAGCTAATGGAGCATTTGTCTTTGTAGGCGCTACGCCAACTACTACCGCGTACTTTTATCCATCTGAGCCCGTTATGGGTTTGACGATGTATGAAGCGGGAGCGATCAATAATCATACGGCTTACGCGTTTGATACTCAGTTTGTTTATCAATATTCGGGCGGTGAATGGGTACAGTTTGGCCCGACTACACAATTTAACGGAGATAATACTGATTTTTTCTGGTCATGTAATTGGCAAGGAACAAGTCCAGGACAAATTGCTTTATTCACTTCTAACTTTAACGCGACAATTGGAACGCCAGGCGCTACTGATGATCCTATTTGGTACTATGACGGAACTGCTTGGGCTACATTTACAACACCTTTAGGGGTCATAAATCCTAATAATAGTCCTACATATCCACGAGCAATTAAAACGGCCAGAATTATTCTGCCTTTTAAGAATCGTCTTATTATGCTTAATACAATAGAATCCACGGGCGCGGATGACGGCTCGGGCCATAATACAAACGCCGCGTATGTTAACAGATGTAGATTTAGTCATTCGGCAAGTCCACTAGCAACAACTGCTTGGTGGGAACCAAATGTAACCAATGGAGGCAACTATGCC